ATGATTTTTTGAGTTCCTTTTTTGCGTAGAGAGGGGGGGGGGGAAGAAGGGAGGCCCCGAAGAGCCTCCCCTCGTGGCAGACAGGTTTAGCCTGTGTAGAAACTAGAGGCGTCTGTCACATCGAAACTTGTGGTCAAGCTCGCTGGCAGATTTGCCTTGTTGTACTTCAGAACCACAGCGCCTACAGAGCAACTTCCGCCAGTTGTGACGGAAAGATTAATGTATCGCGGCGAACCTGAACAATCCATTTGAGCGTAGAAAACACCTTTGGCGCCAACATCACCAGTACCAGCACCCAGGATTTTATTGCCTGAGCTGGAGGAATCTGGAGAGAACCCACTAGTGTCATCTCCGCACACATCAAACACACAGGATGTGCCGTAAGTGTCTACTGTGAAAATGAACAGCAACATATCGTAATCTTGAGTGTCCACTTCGGTCCCATCAGTGTAAGTGGTGGTGGCTACCGCTTTAGATTGCGTTATGATTTCGCTAGAATCGCAAACTTCGTTTAAGTTATTTTGCATCTTATTTCCTCCTAGGAAAGGTCAACCAAAGCCTTGGCGATGGAAGAATTGTGACGATGCCCAAAGTCCATTTCCGTGATGGCACGAATCCAGGTTTGGTCAGAGGTGAAGGCAGACGCAGTTCCGTCCGACGCCACATTAGATGCTAGAAGCTCCATTCCACGCCACTGTGCCCAAATGGAATCTTCCCAGTTGGCAAAGTAGATAGTGAATTTTTCGCCAGTAGCTTCAGTTAACTGAGTGGTGGTGTGCCAATCAAAGCCAATGACGTCGCGGATTGCATCGTCACTCTTGGCCCGGAAGACATAATCGCCACCAGTATCGCCATCGTATTGGCCGATCAACTGTTGACGAATGACCTTCATTACTTGAGGGTGCATCACATAACTCATGTTTCCACGAGCCGTGTTGGACTGTTGCAATGCGCTAAACAATTCGTCTAGGTCATTGATGTTTGGCTTCCTGCTGACATCGGAGAAGTAGTTCACACTACCTTCGACACCGTAGTCGCCAGAAGCGCCGATAGGCAGAGAGTCGATTCCCTCTGGCTCAAAGCTTGATCCGCTACCCTCGAAGAAAGCCTTGTCGGCTGCGAGAGCGATTACACGAGCAATGTCTTCCCGAATCAGCCCTTCCGCCTCTGATGTGGCGTTGTAGAGGAAACGGTTAGAGACGCGGGTGTAAGCGGCGCACTTCTTAGGACGCAGAGTTATCATACCGGCAGTCATAGTGGATTGGGCGATGTCCGTAGACTCTCCTACCCAGTACGCAGTTGCGCCACCAGTTTGCTTCGGAATTTCCAGAGGCATTCCACCCTGTGCGCTAATGCGGCGAAGACCAAGAGCATCGACCACGCTGTTAGCGCGGACGAGTTCGATGATTTCGTCCATGTAGTTGGCTGGCACAAAGTAGCCGCCGGCGGAATCTGTTCCTGTATTGACGGCACGGGATTCTTTGAAGACTTCCTTCTCAAATCCGTCACCCCAATCGCCGAAACAAATCCCCTTGAGGGCCTGAGCAAAAGAGAATTGTCGCTTCTCATCTGCCAGACCAGGAATTTCGACTTCCAAGCGGGAACGGGTGCTGTCCTCTACTGAGGTCAACCGCTCGTCCACACCATCGAGTCTCTCTTGCATAGTTTTGTGATTATCATTGATTGACGTTTCAACAGCCTTAATGCGGCTACCGATGCCCTCAACATTCTCACCAATACTACGAAGAGTATCTTGAACTTCTCGTTCCATGATGTTTGTTACTCCGTAACTGAAATTACTTTAGATTGGAGGTCAAGTAAGCGGTTGTAAAGGTCGGATTCGCGCTTGGGAGCCTCAGGCTCATCATTTGGTTCCTTCCCCGAAGTATTACGGATCTCTGCGACCTCCTCACGGAGCGCCGTCACTTCTTCCTTGAGCAACTGGAGAGCGCCGAAAAGGCCTTCCCCTCTAAGTTCCTCGTTGGCCATCAGTCGTGCCGCTAGGTCACGCACATCAGCCAAGACTTGAAGTTTTGATTCCATTTCAGGGTCAGCCTTCAAGTATCTCTGTCCACTAATAACCACTTCCTCTGGGACGCTCTCTTCCTCGTCCACAAGACGCTGAAGGGTTTCCAGGTTCTTTGCCAGGTCATTTACAGGCTCCTCGCTCTTCTCTGAGCAAGGGGTCTCGCAGATGCTATGGGCAATCGCAACCGCCTGGTCTTTGTCTGCATCCTCGTCTTCCATTAGGATTTCCGGGACCTTTCTCGAAACACACTCTTCAACTGTCTCGCCATCCATGCGGCAAGCCGGGCTGCGTGTTTCTTCTTGCGCCGCTTCGGGCACCAGACGTGTCGTATCGTCAATCTCGATTTCTTCTTGTGAGTCGGAAAGCTTGGCAAATGAGAGGAGTTCTTCGGAAGACATTGTTTCGCGTTTTTCAGGTAGTGTTAGCCCCTCAGCATTAATGGCTTCTGTAAGGGCGCGAACTCCGTAGAGGAGTTCTAGGTCAGAGCGGCTGAAAAAACCGCTTTCGTGAGAGAGTTTTGCCATATCCTTAACTTCTTGAGCCAGGATACTGCGCTGGACAGCACTAGGGTTGCTGGGAACTGTTACAGCGCTGATTTCGAGGAGTTCGGCACGGGCAATGATCCAAGCGTCGGCATCATCTCCTTTTAGCCCAAGGGCTTTGGACTCCTCATCGCTGGCGGGCCGGATCTCCAAGGGCCGAAACCCTACTGAAGACCCCCGAACGCGACCAGCAATCCAGTTGCGGTATATCAATTCTGCATTCGGGTTCAAGTCTTCACGGCTAAACAGAACGTGAGCCACATAACCTGACCGTGAGGCGCCACCTTTACCCTTAATCATGGCCGGGGAAATCGCCAGCGTCATGCCGAGGGGGGGCTTCTCTTGATCGTGACCATCCAAAAAGACTGGATTCCGCAAGTATTCATCGAACTCCCAGCCCTTGGAAAGAAACGCGGTGCCGTGTCGATCCACGCTTTCGTCCGTGAACGGGATGGCAACGACTCTGTTCTCGTCACCATATTGCCATGCGCCTGGAAGACCACTACCTTCTGTCGGAACGCCCAGGGAATATGCAAGGCTCTTTTTATCTTCTATGGAGAGTGTGGAAATAACTGGGCGACCAGCCCCCCGAACAGAACGAAAGGCGCCTTGACCTAGGTCCTTGGCTTCTACGAAGTCCTTGAGGCATTTATGATTAGGCATTGCGTTAGATTGACCTTTTTCTGTAAGAAGTCCAAGACTATCTTCCCCTTTTTATTACCTAAAGCCTATCGTATGATGTTTACAACATGGAAGACCTACCCCGAGACTACGCCGTAAGGTTACGGTGGCGTTGTGGGAGAAACCACAACCACCTGGACCATACACTTTTAGGCACCCCAGTGCCTGGGGTACTGACCGGTATTATTCCTCAGAACTGCCCCGTTTGCGGTTCTCTGGTGTTTGTTGAGGCGCCCCCACCCTCAGTTGTGGTGACTGATGACGAGCTTAAGGGGCGTTCTTTTCTTCGTGGGCTATTCAAGAGCCGAGTGGCCACCGACAATTCTGGTTGACATTGCTCTCTTTGGGTTTATCATATGGATGGTCGGTTTGCATGGAAGAACCGTAGTGAAAACAGGCAAAGGCGTAAGCAAGGAATAAAGTCTCTTTCTTTGTTCCTCTCCCACAGACTTCGTTGTATGTGGGATTTGTGTTGTGGCCTTCATTGACCTAACCGAGCCGGCCAACCCTTAAACGGCACGACCCAGCCCCGCCGACGAGCAAGAGGGCCGGGTGGAGTCAGGAAGGTCTCCAGCAGAAAAGCCTTCCATTTTTTATTTATTTTGTTGACTCGTTGATATCCACTTTGTACGGTATGGGCATGACTGAACTCCAACCCCATAAGCGCAAAGACTGGCTAACAGCCCGTAAAAACTGTATCGGCGGATCCGAGATCGGCACGATTACTGGCACCAATCCCTACGGATGTGCTAGGGCGCTCTGGTATGAGAAAGTGGGCATACCAGGCTCGAAAGAACAGGAGCCGACAGGAGCCATGCGAAGAGGTACCATCTTAGAGCCTGTTGCTGCCAAGGAGTTTGCCCTCCATCATTTATCAGACCAGTGGCGTTACCACAAGGTAGCAGAGACAGCCGAGAACGTGAAGTTTCTATCCTCTAAAGCACCCTATTCTTGGATGGGTGGCACTCCAGACTACTTTCTGTATGAATTGACCAATGCTTCTCCTTCTACGGCTCCCTCGTGTAGAGCCAACAACCCCTCTCAGATCCTAGAGATCAAGACTGCAAATAAGTGGGCGTTCTCGCAGGCCAAAAAGATTGGTGGTCAACCCTATCACCATGAACAAGTCCTTTGGTATTTACTGGCTACAGGCCTGACCGAGGGCAAACTCTTCTACCTCTGGCCTGACGGCTGGGAGTCATTCAAGGTAGACATTGTCCTGACTGACGGAGATCGTGAGCGGCTCCAGAGAGTTTCTCGTCAGTTCTGGGAAGCCGTTGTTCACGGGCGTCAATCTTGGGTGACAGAAGGATTTGCCCCCAAAGATATGAATCCCGAGCTGGGCACTCTGTCTAGGCTTGCCTCTAATGACAAGCGATGCCGTAAGTGTCCTTGGCAGTCCATTTGCCAACCCCAAGGAGTAGTACCAGAGGAAGGAGGAGCCGAGCCAGCCGACATGAGCGGTGATTACGACTGGAAAAGTGCGGCTTCCTTGTACCTACTGGCGCAGTCGGAAATGGACATCTCCAAGTCCCGCTTAATGGATGCACGTTCCCTTTTGGAGGAAAAAATGGGTGACGAGATCCTAGCCATTGGTGGCGGAATACGAGTCTCATGGAAACCATCCGTTAGAAACTCGCTGGATACTGCGGCACTCAAGAAAGCCCATCCCGCACTAGCCGCTAAATTCACAACACAAACCCCTACTCGGGCGTTCCGAGTTACAGAAACAGGTAAATAATGCCAGGAAGAAGATCAAAACAAGACCATCCCGCAACCTTTGCTCCTCAGAAGATGAGAGAAGCCATAGAAGAAAAGGGCTGGAATGCGGCTTATCTACGCCGAATGCTCCAACTTTGGGACGTTAATCCGAAAGTAGACCAGATCCTTAACGGTCACCGTGCCCCTAGTGGTTCCACGGCAGCCTTGATTGCCCATTTGCTCGACATTAAACTCGATGACCTTTATACGGTAGGCGAGGGGATCTCGGTATCAGATGCGGTTCGACAACTCGGGAAGCCACGCCTCCGTCGTGGTCGCCCAAAACTTCACGAGCAGGGGGTTGACCCCAGCGCCCCGACCTCAACGTCACCAGTTCCAGAGCCAAAAAACGTAGTCCAATAAAAAAAAATACCAGAACTTTGCGACTAATACTCTCACTAGCGGCTTTTCTCTCAACACTACTTGTTGGGGTGACCATAGTCCCCTTATCCCTCATCTTGTGTTGGCTCAAGCTTGTGATAGTTGAGCCATTCAAAAACGCAAAAGGCATTTGGACTACCTTAGGAAAATTGAATTGACAACAATTTTCAAACCCTTAGACTGGGAACTATGTAAACAGTAAACAGCAAACAGATTACGAATACAATTTTAAAATTGTTATTTGTAAACGGTATACAGTATACAGTTAACTGTATACCCTCCTTTAGACAACAAAACAAAAGAGAGAAAGAATGAGTTCCCAATCAGATATGATGATTTTGAAGTCTCAGTTTCAACTTACAGAGGGGAAACACGAAGACTTTTACCAACTGCACAGCACTTGGTGCGTGACAAAGAAGGGCGCACACAAGATTGCCCAAGCGGCAGACATAAAGATGGAAGTCAAGCATTGCGACATAACTTCTGTCTCAATTGCATATCGTGGGGCTTTCAGTTACACGCCCGATGAAGGCTCAACGACCACAATAGAAGAGATCGGATCTTGTCGTTGGGATTCAGGCAAGAAAAATCCGGAATGCACTCACGCACCGGAGATGGCATGGAAACGGCTCCACGTTCGCGGCGTCTTGGCTCTTGTGGCACCAGGTTCTGGGATTTACGGCGCTGACGAAATGACTTCGGACTGGCACCAGCAAGGCAACAGCCAGCCAAGTCCGATCACTCAGCCTCAATCACAGGCGAACCCTGTTCAGCAACAAGCCCCTGCTGGTGACGCCCCTGAATGGGCGGCGAAAGTTCCCTCCGAGTGGAATATGCTGATGGGGAAAATCGCAGAGAACTGCCATCAGACAAGGGCAGAGTTTGAGCCTATCCTCCTTAACGCCGCCACCTTGCGCCAGTGGGAAGGGAAGTTGTATGACTCTCAGACTAAGTACGGTAGCTTTGACGGCTTCTTTAATGGAACAACAAATGCTGGCAAGCCATGTAAAGGTTCCGCACTTAGTTGCAAAAAGAAGGTTGACGAATGGGCCAAAGACCTCAGCGCTGGCAAACCGCTCGTCTTGGCATACAACGCAGGCGGCACTCACGCACAATACACTATTGAGCCGAGGTCATCTGCTGGTTCAGTTCGCTCGGGAGAACCTGAGGGTATCTCAGACTCTTTCCCTGATGACATACCTTTCTAATGAGACCAGAAGAACTTTGCCACGAGTATCCGAAGACCCCAAAGTTTGAGGGGTACAACGACTGCATTGTCGGCGTTATAGACAGATACGGCATGGAACAGCCCATCCTCCTCTACTCGGCAGAAATGGTCATTGAAAAACTCTTGGAGATTCCAGGGATAAGGTCGCGGGAAGAGGCTCTTAACTTTTTCCATCAGGACTATCTCGGCTCTTGGGCGGGGGAAGGGACGCCAGCTTTTTTGTTAGATGAAATACATTAGTCTCTGCTCAGGGATTGAGGCGGCTACGGTCGCATGGGAACCCTTGGGCTGGGAGCCAGCGGCGTTTGCTGAGTTCGATCAGTTCCCCTCCGCAGTCTTGGCTCACCATTACCCCGATGTTCCCAACCTAGGCGACATAACTAAGATTGATGGAAAAGAATACAAAGACACAGACATCGTTGTGGGCGGCACCCCTTGTCAATCATTTTCCGTGGCCGGACTCCGTGAAGGATTGGATGACGAGCGTGGCAACTTGGCATTTGAGTTTTGCCGACTTGTTAGAGAGATTCAGCCGCTTTGGTTCGTCTGGGAGAATGTCCCCGGCGTCCTGTCAAGCAACGAAGGACGGGACTTTGGTTCCATCCTTGGAGCGATGGGAGAACTCGGGTATGGCGTTTGCTGGCGAGTCTTGGACGCTCAGTTCTTCAGAGTCGCCCAAAGACGCCGTCGTCTCTTTGTTGTCGGCCACATTGGAGACTGGCGACCTGCCGCAGCGGTATTATTTGAGCCAGAAAGCCTGCGCGGGGATCCTACGGCGAGCCGAGAAAAGGGGAAAGGAATTGCCGACTCCGCTCAAGGTGGCGCTAGAGACCAAGGCTCAACAGTAGGAGCCTTGTGCGCCCGTGACTACAAGGGCGTTGGTTCCCAGTTTGTTGACGAAGGAAAGGTCTTCCCTGAAGTAGCTCAGACCGTGACGGCGCGAGAACATAAAGGGGTGACCTGCGGTGGCTTTGGAATTACTGGAAACCCTGTTGTTCAAGTGTGCGCCGATGTTTCCCCGAGCCTGACATCAAGTGGTCCACCCTTTAGCCGCACAGGAAACTCGCGGGTCGAGGCAGACGCAATGGTTGTTACGCCAATCCAAGACCAAGCCACTCGCCACCAGGGCAGTTCCGGCAAAGGCAAGGGGAACGGGCTAGGCATTGGCAAAGAAGGAGACCCGGCGCCGACCCTCACGGGTGCTGATCGCCACGCTGTCGCTTATCGCAAGTCACGACGGGCGCAGAGCGTGGATGACAATGAAACATGGGTAGATGACGGCAAAGCCAACACTCTGAACGCCTTTGACGGTGGTGATGTAAGAGCCACTCACGCAGTTGTGCAGGCGCCTACGATCACCGCATCTAATGACCCGTCTCGGTCTCCTCAGTCATCAGAAGTCACCCAGCAAGTCGCGGCGGTTCACGAAGCCTCCCTGACCGTCAGAAGACTCACCCCAATCGAGTGTGAACGCCTTCAGGGATTCCCCGATGACTACACCAAGATTCCCTACAGAGGGAAGCCAGCCGAGAAATGCCCCGATGGTCCCCGCTACAAAGCCTGCGGAAACAGCATGGCTGTCCCAGTAATGCGCTGGATCGGCGAACGGATTGACTTATTTATGAAGCAACAAGATGGACGATGAACGCCTTCCCATCAAAAACTGCCATCTCTGTCACCGTGAGGGGGAGTTCTATAAGCGCTCAAAACATTGGTGCAGGCGCCACTGGACAGGACCTTTGGGAACGAAGGCAGAGCGCCAGGAAAGACGCAGACAAGAAGAGCTTCCCAGAAGACCTAGGGGGAGACCCAAAAAGGTGTTAAGGGGCAGACCAAGAAAATGCTTGACATAGACCCACATAAATCTGTAAAACATGGACATGACCAAAACACAGCCCGACGTAATAACAATTTTTGAGAACGCTCTCGCTAGGCAAATGATGGGAGCAGGCGATGCGCTAGGAATTACCGGAGCATCGCGTCTCATCGCAAAAGGAGTGCTGGATCAGGGCTTTTTGCCTCCGCACATCTTTGCCAGCTTGGTGTCTAACATTGCCCAAGAACAATCATTGGATCTCGACGCTGCGGTCGAGGTCTGCGCCAATGAAATCTACGCAGCAATAGAAAAAACAGGAGTTTTAAAATGACCGATTCCAAAGGTCCTAAATCCATCCCCATTGCCTTTGACCCCATCTCAGACTGGAGTAGCAGCCGAACCAACAGCCTCGTGCATGGGGCTGGAGAACTCAGCGTTGGCTTGCAGACTGATTATTCAGAGGAGGCGAATGACCAGCTGGTTGTCCGCCTTGGCTCTTCTGGAACTGACGGAACAGGGTGTAGCGCTTCCTGTATTATGAAAATGGTGGTCAAAGAAGATGCCGATGCGGTAGTTGCCTTTTTCGAGGCTGTACTTGTAAAGGTGTCCGAGGCTAGAGACCGCGTGGTTGAAAGAACCGAGGAGGCGGGAGCCTATGCGGAGTTCAAAGCGCAAAGAGAAGTCGCAGAAACAGCCGACTCATCCCAAGATGAAGACTCTGTTTGATTACGCCGAGTCCGAGAAGAGGAAAGAAGAGGGGATCGAGCGGGTCTCCTCTGGCCCCTCCTCTAGCTGGACAGAAAGAGCCATCGCTATGATTCGGGGGAATGTGATTGGCACAACGATCACCGCTGAAACTCTCCGCTCTAGGCTTGGGGAAGACCCCCCCCACCCCAACGCTATCGGTGCCGCATTCAATACAGCCGCTAGACGGGGTTTAGTGGAAAAGACGGGTCGCTGGGTGAAAGCGGCTCGCCCAGAAGCGCATGGCAGAGAATTGCGACAATGGGTGCGTGTTAGAAACAAGGGTTAGTAAAATGTTAAAGTCATTCTGTGGGCTGAGTCATGGCCTGCTACTTTGGCTTTTGTTTTGCCCTCGGCCCATGCATGAAAGTGCCCTGGTCGAGGGTTTTTGAATTAAATATGGGTCAAGTTTGACTATTAGGTAAAAAGTTGGCACATTATACCTATGGAAGATCTTGAAGTCCCCGGAGAAGAAGTCTTTACGCCCCCCAAGGCGCCTCGCACGATGACCAAGGCTATTGGAGACAACTACTTGGAGTGGCTGGCGCAAGGCCATACCCAAGGCTATATCTGCAAGGCTCTCGGCATCAGTCGCTGGACCATTCAGCGGTGGCGCAAAAAGGACGAGGCCTTTGCGGTGAAGGAAGAAGCGATCAAGAACATTCGCTTAGAGGCAGTCGAGGACTCTCTATTTGCCCAAGCGCTTGATGGCAATACAACCGCCTGCATCTTCTGGCTCAAAAACCGCGCCCCTGACAAGTGGCGGGACGTTCAGCGCCTGGAACACAACGTGGAACCAGTTACACTGGCTGAACTTGTGCAGAGGATGGAACAGAACAGAGCCAAAACCGTAGATGAACAGCTCTGTAATAGAAACTAGCCCATTAGAAGCCAAGCTGGAACTTTGGCGTGATAGCCCTGCTGATTTCATATGGGATGTGCTTGGGTGCCGACTCACAGACCAGCAAAGGGAGGTTCTTGACGCTATAGTAAACAACAAGCGCGTCGCTGTTCGGTCGGGCAACGGCTTGGGCAAAACTCACCTTGCTGCCTGCACAATTCTTTGGTATCTCTATACAAGGGAATCCTTCATTCTTTCAACGGGTCCCACTGCCAGCCATGTTCGGACACACCTTTGGGGAAATGTCAGGAAACTGTGGAACGGTTCCCTGATTCCTTTGGGTGGTGAACTTCTGACAACCGCTATCCGCTTGGCGCCCTACTGGGAGGCTCAAGGGATTGCCACAAATGACCCTAGCAACTTCCAGGGCGGTCATGCCGAGAACCTTTTGGTCATCTTTGATGAAGCCCAAGCAGTTGACCCAGAGTTCTGGGAAGCAGCAGAGTCCATGATGTCTGGCAAGAATGCCCGCTGGCTTGTAATCGGGAACCCTCTTGAAGCGAAGGGAGAGTTCTACCGAGCATTCAGGCGCCCCGAAGAGTGGACGCCAGTTACGCTTTCGGCGCTCGACCACCCCAACTACAAGACTAAAAAAGAGATAATCCCAGGAGCAACCACATATGAGTGGGTGGAGGACCGCCGGCGAGGGTGGGGAGAGAACGACCCACGGTTTATTGCTCGCGTCTTGGGCGAGTTTCCAGAGGCTGGAGATGACCGAGTTGTGCCTATCGGCTTTCTTGACAGGTGTGCCAATGGAGACGCTTGTGACGAAGGAGAAGGCGTCCATCTTGGCGTTGATGTGGCTCGATTCGGCTCAGACGAAACAGTCATATCTGTAGTGAAAGACAATGTCTTGCTAGAGGAAATCAAACTTGCCAACCTGGACGGCAACGAAGTTTCCGGTCATGTGATAAAGGTAGCCCAAAAGAATGGCATTGGCCGATCAAGCGCCATGCGGATCCATGTGGATGTCATTGGTGTCGGGGCAAGCGCAGTAGATGCCCTGAAGGACAGCGGATGGAAGGTGGATTCCGTAGATTTTTCCAACAAGCAACGCGGCATTTATGGAGAAGAGTGTGGTCCAATGGAATTTGCGAACCTCCGTGCGGAAATGTATTGGGCGGCCAGAGAGCTATTGCGCCTAAAAAAAGCGTGTGTGCCGAGAAAATTTGGTGCCACATGGGAGGAGTTAACAGAAGGCGGTTACTCTTACGACCGCAAGGGCCGACTTCTTGTCGAGCCTAAGAAGGACATTAAGAAGCGGTTAGGTCGTTCTCCGGACGGCGCAGACGCCTTCGTGCTGTCCCTCGCACGGAACAGAAGACGAGTTCCACAAATCTACATCTAAATCATGCGCTTTACACGATCCGAATTCGGCGAGCGGAACTTTCCAGGTACCGCTTACGACACCTTCACCAGGTTTCCCATTGTTCCAGACCCCGCAACGCTAACCAGTCCTTGGTCGCAACACCCATACGCACATGGCGCCATTCGCTTGGCGGGGCAGATGCTGGGGATGCTTCCGTTTCGGATTGTGCGTGAAGACGAATCTGGGTTCCATGGTGTCAAGAACGCAACGACCCGAGAAGAGCTGGATGTCGCCATTCGTAGACATTCATTTCTCAAAGCCAATGGCGTCCAAACGTCGAGGTCTAGAGATTGTGCATTGATACCGATTCCCAACAGCCCTTTCCGCCAACTGTTCGATTTTGTTAACCCGCACATGGCAAAGGCAGACTTGTGGAATGCAGTTATAACGCAGATGCTTTGTACTGGCTGTGCAGTCTTGGTCTTAAAGGGGCGTAGTGGGCGTCTAAAAGCAAAAGAAATCCCGCGTGAGATCTACGTCTTTGGGCGCAAGGGTTGGTATGTAGACATTGACGAGGACACAGGTCTTGTAAGGCGGTGGAAGCATCAACCAAGCGGCACAATCCAAGACGGTGCCATCTCCACTTTCCAGTACAAGAACACCGAAGGCATTGAGTATGAGGCACACGAGATTATTCTCCTGAGGATCTACTCTCCCGACCAGCCATTCTGGGGAGAAACCCCCCTGGCGGCGGCGTTCAATAAGATGCAGCAGGATTTGCTGGCAGATTCTTTCAACAAGGCGTTCTTTGAGAACGGCGCAGAGCCTGGAGCAGTGCTGACAACCGAGTCGGATGACCTGAACCCTGACGATGCACGAGGCATTCTTGCCATGTGGGAAGCTCGACATCAAGGCCCCCTCAACCGCTCCAAGCCAGCCATCCTTACGCATGGCCTAAAGGTCGAACGGTCTCCTGTTACCCACCAAGACATGGAGTTCTCCACCATGCTTAACTCCAACAGAGACGCAATTTTGGCGGCTCTCTTGGTACATAAGGCTGCGCTTGGCGTCACGGAGAGCCTTAACCGTGCGACGATTGAGGAAGCCAACAGGATGGTCTGGAGAAACCTCCTCCTCCCAATGGCTGCGTACATTGAGGATCGCCTGTACACCACATTGTTTAGCCGCTTCCCAGGAAAGGACTTTGGCGTTTTTGATACCCAAGGCATTCCGGAGCTCCAGACCGATATGGAGAGACAGGCCGAGGTTGTGCGTAAACTCTCTATCAGCCTTGTTCCTCTCAACGATATCAATCAAATGCTTCACCTCGGATTACCCACCTATTCCTGGGGCAACGAACCTGTCGTTCCAATGAACATGGCTCCCATCAGTCAAATCGTAAATGGTCCGATGTCAGTGAAGCCAACAGACCCAGAGCCACCCGGACCTTTACCGGGGGACGAAGAGGAAGCAGACGGGGACGAAGACGAAGTGCCCCCGAGCGAACCTGACCCTAGCGCCGGCATTGACAACACTTACAAGTCGTCGGCGGACGAGAAAGAACTCCGCAACAAACTCAGGTCGTGGCTATTCGCTGGTCGTTCAGCAACTCTCCAAGCGATCCAGAACAGCGTAAACAGTGACTGGGACAAGTTAATGGCTGCCAATGAGGAGGACTGGGACGAACTCAGCGCCGACATTGCCTCTTCCGTAATCTTTGACGGGGAGGAGTGGAAGAAAAGCCTCCAAGAAACCTTCGGGGAAACCGATGGAGCAACCGAGTTAGTCGAGACGCTTCAAGATAGAGTGGCTGAAAGACTGTTTCCAGTGATCAACCAAGCCGTTTCTGGCGAGTTTGACTCTAAGGAGGCTTACAGGGACACCCTAATGACCCAAGTCCGAGGTGCCTTCAACGCCGTAGGGCAGCCAGCCAGATTGGCGCAGATCACCAAGGCTCTGCTTCGCTCGGTGTAGCTCGTCTCCCCACACCACCATCGCAGATGGAAAGGGGGCATTGTCTATTATGTCTCCTTCTCTCAGGAACTTTACTCTGCCTCTAAGGAAACAGATGTCAGCACAGGGAAAGATCCATTTGTGCCAGTAGGAAGTATCCGTTCTTGCTGGTATAAGCCCCACAATAATGGCTCCCCGTAAAGATTCCCGATGCGCTTTCTGGATCCATTTTTTTAACCCGCGCCCATAGGGTGGATTCATCCAGCAAACATCGTTGTTCCACGCCTGACGCAAGGCATCCTCTTCAATAGTGAAATACTTTTTTACCCTGTAGTTCTGGTGGCTCGCCGCCACGTCTAGAGTGAAATGGAAAAGACGATCCCATTCATCAAACAAGGGCTGGGGTGTCACCCAATCGTTAGCGCGGCTACTTAGACCCGCTCCCTTTGCCTCACAAAAACTAACCCTGCTCCTTTCTGGCATCAGGCTGAGTAGCTTCGTTTGTGTCCTTTGCGGTCAAGCCTTCGCACTTGGTAGCGGGTTTCAGATTTTGCCTTCACCGTAGTCACCAAGGATCCAGCCACCTTCGCCGCCATAGCATCGGCTCTTTTCTTGCTGCGATATGTGCTGATGATGGTCCACTTTGTGTAAGTCATGACTCGATTGTAAGACTTCCTCTACCTTGAGCCAGTAGGAGATTGTGGTTCTTTTTTCTGCCCCCCTAGGCCCCCCATTGTGAACCCTTGAAATTGTTTCAGCGTCACCAGCCGCCCAAGCCTTTGGACACCAGCGCTTCATATAAGCTCGTACAACGCGCTCAGAGTATTCCCGCTCTCGACACATTTCGTACTCGCCAGGAACACCTGAGTCTTCCCAGTACGGTCTCAGTATCTGGTATGGCCCTATCTCGCCAGCGGCGCCATCGGGTGGTGTCTCTACATCTCCACACTCGACAACACGAATGGCATGGAGAATGTCGGCGTTATGATTCGGGAACAGTAGTAAGAGGAGCCATAGCACCCCTCTATTTTAACGCTTCTCCGGTGGGTATGCCTTTTCTATTTCATAACTGGGGAACTGTTTGTCAGCCTTCATGAAGCCCTCTGCCATATAGTCAGGCATCACGATCGCAATAGATCCTTCAGGGATGACTATTAGCCGATGCATTACGACTGGCACCCTCTTCTCCTCAAGAGAGCCGCAGCCGCATAGGAGTAAAAGAAGCAAGAATCTCATAGGCTTGTTCTCCAAGGTGGGTAGTTGACGTAGTCGTTTTCATCGACTTTGACAGGAAACGGTTCTGCCTTGCCAAACTGAATCGTGGCTTCACCGTGGTACAGTATCAGCTTGGCCGGCCCCTTGACGTACATCTTGGCGCCAGCGTTAGGGAACCCGTGACCGGACAGTTCGTTGAAGTGGATCACAAACGCCCAGTCCCAAGGAACCTGAGGAAGGTCGGCGAAAGTAAACGTCACTGCACTATTG